TATAGGAATATCTTACTACTTTTATGTTGTGCCCAACAGATCTGTAACCTGTCTTAGTAGTAGTACTAATAACTGTGCTGCCACTGTCTAGAATTGTCTCTACATAAGTAAAGGTTGCATCATCTACATAAGATACGCTGGAATACACCTTGGTGAATGAGGCACCTGACTCTGTGTAAGTGTAGGAATGAACTGAGGCATCATATGTACCTATAGGGGATTGTACTGCGTCCAATTGATCCATAGCAGAAGCTACCGTGTATGCGGTGCCTGTTATAGTTGGGGTGCCCTCTGGGAATGCCAAGCTCAGGAAGTAGTCCGCATTACGTAGAGGACTAGTCTGAGTTATAGTTGGGAGTTTGTGTACATAAGAGGTTTTAGCTCTGTTTATGTAACTAGTGGCTGAGGTATACCTATTATTAATAAGCACCCTCTTAACCGCTGCAGCAACTGTTAGGCCCCTACTATGGGCCGTCATTACTGCCTTTCGCATTGTTGGGATGGTTGCTTCCATCTCCCCAAATACCGGGGAGGTGTGAGCTCGTGCTTCTCTAGTCCAACCCATCTATTACTCCGTTATGGCGTCGCAGTAGAATATTCTAAACCAGTGCCTCTAACAGCGTTCTTCAGCACGTTACCAATCTCTGTATTTGTAACAGGGATAACGTATGCGTTTGGATCGGTACCCTTAGCAATCTGCCAGATCTCACTAACTAACTTAGCAGCCTTCTGCTCTGCGTCTCGTGCGAATCCATCCTTCTGGGCAACATACAGGTCTTGTTGCTTAGTCACTAGAAGAGTTTGCTGCACTTCAGTCAATGCTTTCTTATCAAGCACGGACTTCTCACTACCCATCTTAAGCACTTGCTGTGCTTTAACTAGCAGGTCTTGTGTAGATTGGGAATCATTACGAGTAGTGCCAGCAGTTGTCTCAGCTACTTGAGCAGCAGACAATGCAACAGCACTAGTTAGTTGATCACGCTGCTTAGCGGAGGTATCTAGACCATCCTGAAGCTGTACGTTAGCTCTAGAAGTACCATCAACACTTTCAGCCATCTGCACATGGATCAAATCAATTTGGTTATCAATTTGAACACGTTGCTTAAGGCTAGTGTTTAAAGCATCTTGTAACTGGATATTGGCACGCGATGTACCATCTAGCTGCTCTTGTACCTGAGTGTCTACCAATACGATACGAGAGTTAATCTCCTCACGCTGCTTTGATCCACTAATCAGGTCATCGTTTAATTTGGTCAAAGCCATCTCTGCTTGCTGCTCACCGAGTACAAACGACACGGACTGTTGCATTGCAGACTGAACTGCACCGAGGTACACAGTAGCGTACTCAGCACCTGTAATACGGCCCTTGCTATATTGATCAGTGAGGTGGGCAGTAACTGAAGCCATAAGCTTATCGAACACACCTGCACCCGACAATGTTCCTTCAGTTATCTCTGTTATAGCAATAGTGGGCATATAAGTACCTTAAAATTTAACAGTAGAAGAGTATGTGGTGTCTACAGTCACTGCGTTTACATTCGTAACGTGAGCTACGTTTGTAGACGTCAGCATCTCATATCGCCACACACCTTTCTTATTTAATACATCTGAGAACGTAATAGAGCCCGCTGCAGATGTAGTTGGGACTACGTCAGTAGTTAGTGCAACACTAGAAAAGATACCATCAGGATCCACTGCACGTACGCTGATAGCGTCTGCAGCTACTTCACCACTCTTTAATAGAGGACGGGTAATTGTAAAAGTAACAGTGGAGCCTACGGTATACATATAATCTTCCTATTATTCGTCGCTAACTAGCGCTTGTTGACGAGCCAAGTTACGGATCTCTTCTGGTGTCAGAGGAGTTAATACATCAACACTGAACTCAGGTACCAGCTTACTCTTACGAGTCTTGGCTCCACTAGGCGCAGTAGATGTATAAAATACAGAGCACTTACGCTCTTTAATCATGTCAAATATGATGTTTGGTACGTGCCAGCCATCTGGTGCATCAAACGGTACATATTTTTTAAATGTACCCAACTTAGCCGAACCTACAGAAAAGATCTCTCCTTCCCAGTTCTTCTTGTTTGGATTCATACAAGTAATTCGTATACGAACAAGCTTCGAGGCTTCTTTACGTATTACAGCGATTGCCTGACTCTTAGAAAGAGGGGCTTTAGCTGCCTTTACTACTACTTCTTCTTCATCGTCTTCTGGGGTTAGTGCTTTGTTAACTAAATTACGCAGCTTGGTTACACCAGTGTTATGACGGTACTCAATACCCAATTGGGTAGCTCGTGCTCGTAGAGAGTCTAATTCACTAGGAATTTCGTTATCTTCTACATCTTGTTCAATTTCATCGTTCATGTGCTTCTACCTTTTTAAAAGAGGGTGATACCTCTGGATATGAAAAAACCTCCCCCGAAGGAGAGGTTATATTATACCGTTACTTTAAATTTCAGCAACAGTCTTAAGTACTGCCAAGCGCTCTGCACGCAAAATCATAGTACCGTAGTACCACTTGATGCTGTAGAAGCCAGTCTCGCCGTATGGGTCAGAAGAACTATGGTTCTCACTAGGACGTACGTGCTTGATCTTGAACTTAACAGACTTGCCATCAGTTTGGAAACCGATAGTAGTAAACGCGCCTTCACCAACAACCATCATTGGGAATACGTCGTAGTTAGAGCCAGTAGCATAGTAGCCAGCGTTAGCTGATTCTGCTGCACCAACACCTGCCCACTTCATCATCTCAGGAACTTCTACGATGCGGAAGCTGTCTACTGAACCAATCTCACCACGGATTACACTGCCGGCCTGTGCGTACTGTGCAACAGGGATAAAGGCTTTGTTTGAATGGTAATCGGTCATCTTCATGATCGCAGGGATCATTTCAGAACCAACGTACATAACACGTGCAGCGTTAACTACCTTAGTGTCTACCATGCGCGAACCAGAGATTACTTTGGTTTGCTTAGGCGTACGGTTGTTGTTTAGCTCAATGCTAAGCTTAACTAGATCGTCATAATCTACAGCTGTGATTGCACCAGTCTCACCAGATAAAGTAGCAGGAGTAGTTGCTGTACCAGCAAAGCGTACAACACCAGCACCGTTCAACAAGTCAATCTGAAGTTGATCTTCAGTGATCTCGTTAGCAGCTTTAACAGACTCGGTAGTGATGTGCTGAAGTAATTCAGAATCAGAATCGAAGTCCAAAGACTCTTGAGTGTACTCATCGAAGAAACCAAACTTCTCGATAGTGCCTTCAAGTTCTAAACGCTTCATACCAACACGGTTAACACGACCACCAGCTTCAGACAAAGCAGGAATCTTGGTAGCGATAACACCAACGTCTTTAGAAGAACCATACAAGTTACCGTCAGCAATGACAGTACCAGCAGCGTTGATGCCCTGGTCGTTCACGTTACGTGCATCTAGGATAGGCATGTAATGGAAGCGCTTGATAGTCTTACCCATGTTTTTAGGCATGGCAGTAACGTCAGCTAACTGGCCGAAGTATTGTTCTTTTGCGGCTTCTACAAGAGCTTTCTTGTGGAAGTAATCGGTACGGATCTGACTACCAATGTCAGAGGCCGTGCCACCTTTTGGGTCGTTATAAGTTTGACTCATTGTAATACATCCTTAATAAATAGTAATTTAAACAAACTTACTAGCAGACATCTTCTCGAACTCTTCATCACTCATGTTGAGGACGTCAAATTGAGCCTTTGACTTACTAGGCTTACTTTTTGTAGAACCCGCAGCTTTTCGCTTGTCTTTAAGCTTTGGATCTACAGGATTGTTTGCCTTATTAACACTATTTGATTTGGATGTACTAACTGGTTGGGTTGGAGTGGCCTGTACAGGGTCACCAAAACCTCCATTAGCATTGATCGCATCGCCTACTTGTTTATAAGCCTCAATATCAGAGAGACCGTTAAGTCTTCCTAAAATTCGCTCCCGTTCTACAACTTCACTGACCTTCTTGAATATGCCAGATCCAACATGCTCGTTGATAACCTTAATGATATTAGGGTCTTTGGCGATTATGTCTTTGGACGTTTCGTCCCACTTATTACCAATGATATCAATAGTAGTGTTAAAGGTGCTCGTGTCTCGAATATCATCGAGTATCCCGTCCAGTGCTACTTCGTTATCAGAGACATTGTAAGTGTTGGGCTTATATGCAATGTTGTCTGTGTCAATATCTAATGGATCTAGTCCACTATCCTTCACTAGCTTCTTGATTGCCTCAGGATCTTTTTTACTGAGATCAATCAGGTAGCTAAGTTTTCCTTCGTCCAGTAAGCCATGGTTATCTAACATCTTAACAACCTTCAGATTAGGCTTTAATGCCGCCATCTTCTTGTTGTAGTTAGCACCCATTTGCATCAAGGAGCGGGCATCTTCTACCGTATCAACCTTAATGTCCTTACCATTAGCCTTAAACGGGCTAAGTAACGCTTCATACTGAACTTTATAGTCTATTTCACCTTTAGAGTCAACTTCAGGCGCTTCAGGATCCCCAGAATCTTCTTCTGCAGGACTTTCAGCTCCGTCCGGATCATCATTAGGCTCGTCGTCAGAATCAGCTTCAGGGGCTGTATCAGCCCCTTCAGCTTCTTCCTCAGGTTCGTCACTTGAATCTGTATCATCATCGTCGTCTTCCTCGTCACCATCTACTGAATCGGTTACCTCAGAGTCAGCTTCTTCAGCTGGGGTCTCAATAACTTCTTCTGTGTCTAGACGAGCCAGCTCTGCTGCAATAGCGTCATTGATCTCATCATCGGGCAGGTCAAGGATATTAACTTCTTCGGAGTCTGACATATCATAACTCCTCTGCTAATAGTTCCTGACGAGTTTCCTCGTCTTCCTTAATACCCTGCTCAGCCATGCGTCCAATCTGCATTACCGTATTCAAGTACTGTCTGAAGTGACCAACAGCTGTGATGCTGTCATTGATGTTCTTCTGTACCCGGTCTTCCTGCATTGAAGGATCTGCCCTTAGAATAACTAAGCGACTTGCTTCATCTACAAAATAACCATCATCTATTAGTGATTTAAAATCCTTATTCTTTATAAGGCGTAATAAACCATCCATCTTAGCTACATCTTGACGCGCTGCATCAATACTAACTTCGATCTGCTCAATTTCACTCATTTCAGTCTACCTTTGTGTCCCCCAGCTTTACCTGTAGGTTATCTTGGTTTAATTTAAATACGGGTTGCTGGTGCCTCGCCACCTTTTAACATATTCTCTGCAGCCTTTAGATCAAGGGCAGAGCGTCTATCAAAATCTTTCTTCTGTAACTCTTTGTCTACATCTGCTCCAGACTCACGCTCTAGGAACGTTAGGTCTTCGCTGTCAGACTTACTCTCTAAGTTACGAGTCTTAGCCATCTTAAGCTGAACATCAACTTGATTCTCTTGGGCTTTAGCTTGCTCATTAGCAATCTGGGCCCGCTTCATCTCCATCTCCAATTGATGCATCTCTTCTGCCATTGGATCAGGTTGTGGCTGGTACTCTTTAATTCTTTTAGCTAGTGCCGGCATCTTACGTAGCGTGGCAATCTCTTCTAATAGCATTTGACCCATTGAAGGATCCATTGAGTTGCCCATAGTCTGTAGCATGAATGCTAGCTCCTGGGCTTTCTCATTATCTGTCTCAGCGGTACTAATAGTAAGTCTAAGGTCAAAGTTGCCTGCTAGGTCATCTCTACGTACCTGAACGAACTCTTCGTTGGTAATACGTACAGTCTCTTCCTCAGACAAGAACTCAGCATTCATAGCTAAGATTTTACGACCTGCTTCACTAATACAAGTAGCTAATCGACGTAGTATACCTAACTCACGCTTACTTGTGGCATCTAATGTGCCCCGTATGCCTGTAGCTGTTGATCCAAGTGCTTGACCAGACAAACCTGAAGAGAACGCTTTAACACCTGTTAGAGACTCTGCTTCCTGGTTCTGTAGTCCAATCATCGCTTCAGCTGACTTAGGAATCTCTGGATAAGCACCCATATGGAATGCTTGTCGTGGATCTACCTGGGCGTTGAACTCGTAGTCTAGACCCCGTTCATACTTACGACGGTTCGTGACGTCTAATGCATCCTTACGGATACCTAGCTGACCGTTAGCAGAGCGACCCATGATATCAATCATACCGCGAGTTACTGCACCTACAATCTTTTGATTATCTTCTAGTAGTGCACCATCTGGCTCACCATAGCTTGAGTTACGCTTAGGTAACATCTGAGCCATAACAAAAGGAATCTGTTGGTCAGGGAAGGGGTTAGCCTCCATACGTATAATTGTGTCACCAACATAGGTGGCTACAATGGGTTCTACGATACCTGTCTTGTTAATGTCCCAGTAGCCCCAGTACTCATATGCAACAAACTTCTGACGAGGTTTATCTTTAAATGAGAATGCAGCTTCCTCAATAGAGGAGACATGATCTGGCTCCGCTAATAATGAGTTACCAGTAATATTAATTTTATCTAGATTAGTATATCTACCATCTTTCTTAAGTCCTGATAGGTCAGTCTCAAAGCTATAAATTAGGAACTGTGCCTTCTCAATGTCACCCTTACAGGTTGGATCTAGTATTACATTGTCTAGTTCACATACTTCTAGTGTAGGCTGGTTCTTAACGATCTGAGTTTCCTCAACCATCTCAGTACCAGTCTGCACTTCCTCATATGGAGGGATGCCCTGAGCAGCCATCTGAGCTGCTTGCATAGGATCCTGTACTGGAACCTGCTCCATAATAGGGCGTTCTACTTCTACAATCTTGTCTTCATATTCCCAGCCCACGCGAAGAATTACTGTGCCTTCGTCAACTGCAGCCCGGATGTACTCATCAATGAAGCGATTCTTCTTAATCTTAGTGTTGAACTGGTTATTCAAAACTAATTGATTCTGTATAGCACCTTCTTTGTCTTCAAAGGTAATGGGTTCTACATTGAACACATCCTCTGTAGATAGGAATGGTTCACTGAGGGCAGCATAGCGCCATTCAGCCTGTTTACGAATTAGCTTAGGCGCTACGGCGCTACGCCCCGTGCGCTTGGTAATTGCAGCCTTGCCCTCAATGTTGAGGTTATCGACCCAAGTGTTTACCTTAGCCATCTGTAATTGGTGAGCAGGTAGTGCCTCTGTATAGTCTGCCTTCAAGTCAGCTACTTTGGGAGCATTCTCCCATTCAGTCAACTC